TTTAACGCTACCCAAAAAGTGTGCATCTGTTTTATACACCTCTTTCCCATCTTCGTCTAATTTGTCATTCAAATCAAACCCTGATAGTGGTGGAAATTTAAATTTTTGAACACCTATAGTATAAGTAACTCTATCAACTCCATCGAAAACAGGATTGTGTTCATCTTTTACGTCATTCATCTCATTATTATAATCTCGACTATAGTAACCTTCATAACCATTTATTACTCCACTACTGTGTTTTGATCGTATTGTAAATGTCAATGTTTCTTGTGTTAAAGGCTTTTGATTTTTTGCACACCATAAAGACGCTTCTTCTATAGATTCGTCAGTTTCTTCACCAATATTAAAATTTAACAAAACGTGGTCTTGTCTTGAAAACCATTGTGCCTTTGTATGTAATTTAAATTTGTCCACGTGCTGCATATCTGTAATATTTTCTCTTGTCTGCTGATAAGGCAAACAAGGCACGTCACACAAATAATCGCCTAAACTTATTTTTAAAACATCTTGTCTTACTAATTGTAAAAATTTATTTGTTAATGTGCCACCAAACTCAGCATCTCCATCATTAAAAACTATTCCATTTTCTCCATCTGTTTGGTAAGGTAATATTCCACCTATTTCTGTGTCATCGAAATACGATGTATCAGGAATAAGTTTAATTTTTAAAGTATTGCTTTCTTCTTCTTTATAAACTATTGCAGGTGCATTTTCTAAGTGTCCATATAAAGTTGGTACTGGATTTAGTGAATAGTGGTCAAATGTGTTTATATCTTTTAATAAAACGTAATCATTATCAGGGATTTCTTTGTATGTAGAATCAATACTTAAATCGTTTGCTGATATTGTTATTTTTTTATCATCGTGCTTTATTCTTGTAATTTTAAGCTGTGCAACAAGTAAACATTCTGATATTGTTTTGCAAGATTGTGTTTTAAAATATATCTTTAAATTTTTACCTGATAACTCTTTAAACTTATCTGAAAACTTTTTTTCTTTTCTACCTATATATGCACTAAAATTAGCAAAGGTTATCGTACTATTACCTAATTGTGTTTTTTTTGTTTTTAGGTCTATTTTCTCGCTTAAATCTGTAATCTTCATACCTGCATCTTCAAAATATATCTCATCACTTTTTCCTGATGCAGTTGCTATTGGTAAATCACTAACAGGTATTTGTCTTAACATTTGTTTTCTTGTAGCTACATAAACTTCATCATTAATATTAATTAAGTATTCAAAGTTTTGTACACCTGCTTTTATATCATTTCTTATTGTGCTATTTAATTGTATCATGACATCCCAAAATCTGCACCTTTTCTAACTGCTTCTGCAATTAGCTCAGGTAATTCTGTTTCTACAAATTCAGAGGAGATTATCGGATTATTTATAACGATTGAGCCACCTTGTCCACCTGCGTTGTTTACGCCTTCCATAGGTGTTACAGATACATATTCTGCTGCTCCACCCTCACCTACAGTAAATTGTGTTGGCTTATCAACTACGCCCTCAAATCCTGTCTGTGCTCCTATTTTATCAACTTGTTGCATTAACGCTGTACCTGCGGCTGATGCAAGTCCTGCTATTACAACTGCGTTTAAGGGTGGTGGTATAAATGCTAAATGACTTGCATTATTTTTAATTAAGTTTGCTACAGCAGTTTTTATGTATGCTCTTAATTCAATTTTAGCTGCATCTTGTGCTGCTTGTGCCATTGTTTTTTGACCACTTATTGCTTGTTGAGCAGATTTTGTTGTCCTATCTCTTAAATCTTTTAACATTTTTTGTCGTTTTTTATCTTTTTCTGCATCTGCATCTTTTATATCTTGTAGTATTTTTAATTGGGCAGCTTCTTCGGTCATTACTTTGATTTTTTCCTGTGCTGCTTCAATTTGTTTTTGTTGTTCTGCTCTGTTTCCCTCTAAATCTTGTGTATTAAGTTTTATCCAAGTAGAAGAATTTTGTATTTGATATGTTAAATTTTTTCTTAATTCCTCTTCTGTTTTACCAGTATCAATCAATAATTGGTCTATTTCTGCTTTAGCTTCTTTTCTTTTAAGTTCGTCTTCTTCAGATACAATTATATCTTTATAGGCATCTTTTTTGTTAAACAATGCTTCTAAAAATGTTTTTTCTGTTTTTACTTCTGCTTGTCTTGCTAAATTTAATTTGCTTAATAAATCTCTGTTTATTTCAAGTAGTTGTTTTTCCTCTGCAATACTATCGACCAATGCTTTTTCTTTATCTACAAGAGTTTGTTCTGCTGCTGCTACACCAAGATAATTACGAGCAACACTTATCAAAACTTCAGAATATTTAGTTAATTCATCTAAAACTCCACTTTCAATTATTGCATCACCTATTTCAACTTTAAAGTTTGCCATAGATGCAGTAAATTTATCTAATTTTCTTTGTGTTGTTTCATTTTCTTTGCCTAATCCTTTAACAAGGTCTTTACCTTGTTTCATAGTTTCATTTACAAATGCTTGTTTTTTTTCAGCATCATCAAGTTTATCAACCGACACTCCAAGCTCTTTTGCATAATTTTTATATGCTTGTTCAGTATCGACTACAATACCTAAATTGTCAAGCATAAGTTTTGATTGCCGACCTAAACCTGTAACTAAACTTTCTATACCAAATGTTGCATCTTTACCTACAGCTTCTGCTAATCTTTGTGCTACGTCAAACATCTCAGCCATTTGATCTTCAGAATCTGTAATACCAAGCAACATAGCATTATTTGCTTGTGTCATTATAGTTAGCTTATCAGCAGTTCCATCAAGTGCTTTGTCTAACTTATTAAATGTATTTATTGAAAATCCTGCTTGTTTTCTAAGATTATTGAAACCTTTTTCTACACCTTCTAATGTACCTGCTTTTCTTACTGCATCTATACCGTGTTGAAATGTTTTATATGCTGCTGCTGCACCAAGTAGTCTTGTAGCAAGTCTATTCATTGATCCACTTAGCTTTTTTACTCCTTTGTCAGCTTTTCCAAAACCAGTTAATTTTGCTATAATTTCAAATATTGATTTGTTTGCCATTATTTTTCCTTGCTACTAAATTGTTCTATTTCTTGGTCTATAATGTTAAATATATCTATTATTTCTATAGGTGTATCTTGCAACGATGGATATGGAGGGCAGTTAAATTTTTTGCAAAACTTATATGCTTTTAATTTATCTTGGTATTTAGAATCTATAAACATTATATCATTTGCTATAAATAATGATTGTTTATATAAGGCTTCTCCCAACCGACTATATCCTTTTTCTATACATTTATTGTAACACTCCTCTAACACTAAATAAACATCTTCTTTACTATTAAATGTTTCCTCTTTAGTTGTCATAGGATTTATTGCCTTATAAGGAAATTCATAAGGCAAACTATGTTTATTTTGCAACCCATTTAGTGCAATTTGCACATTAAGGCGTAACTTTATTTCTTCACTTTTTTTTTATTATTAACTATTAGCATACATTCTACAGCTATCTGTACAATATCTAAATCAGTTAACAATAAAAGCTCGTCATCTGTAAGTGTTGTAATAACTCTAATGCAATCAACCCATAAAGAAAATTTTTGTGGCTCATTAGATTCTGCAAACATATAAGCATCAACAAACTGCTCTCTTAATGGCATAGTTACGTCTTTTATATGAAACACTATGTCTTTTTTGGTATCTTGGCTTTTTATTTCTATTTTCATATTATGAGTTCGCTATATTTACTTGTAATAATGCACTTCCACTTGATAAATCATCATTACCTACTGCTGTAAATGGTATGCTTTGCATTAATACTGCACCACCATTATCTATTGTAGTTTCATTAATATATATTTTAGGACAAGAAACTAAAAAGTTTGTGCCACTTGATTCGCCAATAGATAAAGCTGCTGTTGATCCATTTATAAATTTAGCTTTTAAATCGTGAATATCGTCATTTCTAACACAAGTTAGTGAGCCTGTTACTTCCCATCCACCTGTCATTACATAGCCAAAAGGCTTATAATCACCTGATGTTGTGTTTTGATAATGTATTCTTTCTATTGTTCTTGTTGCTGAAAGTTCAAAAGATTGCAACACAACTTCTTCTGAATCTATTGTTGTATTAGCTATATTAAGATTTCTAATGTTTTTTGGTGTATCTCCATCGTATGCTGTCGTGCCACCTAATGCTGCACTTGTATATGTTGGATAGTAAGCTGTTGCCCAGTTAATTGTGCAAACAAGCTCCCCACCTTCACTACCAATATCTTCTGTCAATGTCATTCCAGTTGCAATACATCCATTGACTTTAATATTATTTTCTGAGTTGTCTGATCCTGCTTGTTCAAATCTAAACTCAAATGTGTTCGCTGCTTCCCCATCTTTGTATGATGTTGTTGGAAAACTATATGTATTCATTAATATTGCTGTACCATCTGAGCCTGAATCTTCAAATAGTGCTTCTGTTGCTAACCTAACTGATGTTAATGTACCTTTCAATACAGTATCAAAAGTCCATAGTTTCAATCCTTCTCCGTGATGCCCTTGACTTTCTTGCGTTACAAATGTGCCACTTCTTTGTGAAGAATAATCTACTGGTACTGATGCTTCAGGTATAGTAAATGATGTTACTTGTAACTTTTTTAAATCTGCATCATCAGGTGAAACGCCAACTGCTGCTTCTTTCTGAAAATATAGCTCAACACTTTGGCTTGGAAAATAATTACTTGCTTGTGCCATTCTTTACTCCTTATAATGGATTATGATGAACTACAGATAGTTCATACTCTGTTATATTTAAATTGTCTATTCCCTCGTTTTCTTCGTCTTGTATATTAAAATTAATACTATCTATATCAAGAAACACCCACTTTGCTGATGCTGTATTGGCTGTCTGATTGTCAAGTATATGTTTGCGTAATTTATCAGCTTTTCGTCTAATTCCTGCATAAACTTTTTCTGACCTTAAATCGCCTTTCTGATAATAACGTACTATGACGTTGAAAATTCTTCTTTCATAAGCATTTGTAGTTTCATCATTTTCGCTACTACTTACTGCTATTCGGACACATTCTGTGCCACGCATGGTAAACATCGGAGAAACGTAAACATTACGAAATTCATCGTTTATAATGGTTTTTAAACCCTTTTCTATGTACTTATATGATATTTCATCATAAGTTACAGCCATTATACGCTATATCCTCGCCTTGTTAGGTCTATTGCACCTGTTTGTGCGTTTGTAAGTTTTCTATCTGATCCTGTTACAGTTACTTCCCATTGGTCAGGCGTAGATGCTAAGTTCATAGATGCACCTTGAAATCTAACGTACAAGCCATTTACAATTTCTTGTAGTCCACCTGAAACCTTAATATTTTCAGTTGTAGTGCCAAATAACGCATCATTTCCATACGTTTCTGCTTTTACTACTGCAGTTCCATAAGCACCACCAGTTGTGCAAGTAATACGAACAACATCATATTTTTCTCCATACCATTCACCTGCTGTTTCTACAATATCCATTGTACCTGCTTTAGATATATTTCTTACTTTGCCTTTGTCATCGTGGCTATCTACTTCAAATGCTAATTTAAACTCACCTACATTTAATCTATCTGCCATTCCTGTTTTTTCTGCGTTTGTTACTAAATCATAATAGTAATCAGCTTTTTCTGTTTCACCTATTGTTCTAAGTGCATTTGATGCTGCGATATAGCAAGTCATTTTAATTATAATTGCATCGTATTCTGTAGTTGATGCTGAATGTGTTGTATTAGCATCATATTGGTCATATTTAGGTAATGGCGTAGGATAACGTGCATCAAGTAAGTTATTTAACTCCATTGAAGCATCTACAAGTATTTGATTATAATAT